ACGATACGCTCACCATCGTCGCCTTTTAATTGCTTTTGTAATTGACGTTTAATTTCTCTTTGCTCTTCATCCGAAGGTACTCCATTGTTGAAGTTGAAAAGGAAACCACCAAGGAAACCATTACGCAAGTTGTTAACGTGGTAATTGGCAATTCTTGCATCGGTTTCGATATAAGCAAGCGCACCAAGGTATTCTGGAATGGGGTAATAACGCACGCTTGGAGCGTAAGAACAGTAATAGAATAGTTGCTTACCCAAACGCTTTTCGGGGTCGAATGGCATATACTCGGTAAGTCCTTCGGGTTCGCCAAACTCTTTCCACTCATCCGCGTAATAAAACTTGCTTCCATCAACGTTTCTGCGTAGGTTACCGAAGTTTTTATGTGCAATTTGGCTAACTTTCCCGTGCATATTCCACACGATTTCCAACGCAAACCCGTTAAAAATTTCGAAGTCAAGTGCGGTCTTATAAAGAATATCGTTCAAATCGTCGTAAGGGTTTGGGTTCTCCAATAAACGATTCAACTCACCTAGCATTTCGCTCGGTACTTTATCCGCTTCATACGTCCACCCCTTACCCGTAATGTAGTTGACTTTACCGTTCACAATAGCGTTATGCTTTGCGCTACGTTGATACATCTCCAACAAATAATCGGGGTAACGGTTACTCTCCCCGTACATTACATAATCCTTTCCGTTCACTACCTTGTACTCGGGTAACTTCGTTTCAAAGTCCTGTCGTACAATAGGCGAACTTTTCGGGATTCCGTACACATTTTTTACTCTTCTTGAACTCATAAATTTGGCTCGATGTAAGTTGTATCGTTTTCAAATACGATGTCGGTGCTTTCATTTGCCAACACTTCGTACAATCCAACTTCCAACACGTTTAAAATTTCCTCGCTTTCAGGGTTGACCGCTCCTTCATTACCCTCGTACAATGTATATAAACACTGACCAACGGGTAGATTCCCAACATTGCAATCCCAAGCATCAAAACGGCCAGTAAATGGGCTAAGGTTTTGAGATTTTGGAAAGTCGAAAAAATAGTTTTCATTTGTTGCTACGTGGTGAATGTTCAAATATACCCATGCACCGCTCACCATGTTTTCGGTTGCGGTAAAGTATAGGCGGTTAACTGCGTTCGTTGTGATCAACTGCATATTTATATAATGGGAAAAAACGAAAATGTAACGAATAAAAAAAGGGAGCGTAAACGCCCCCCTTCAAAATATGGAAAGTGTGTAGGTTTATGTATGTACTACAATCGTTCCTGAGAATTCAACAACGGGCGATTTTTCCATGGAAGTAAACGTCAAAGTCATGCCGTTTAAATCACCCATGGCAGTGCCTGTTGCAGACGTTCCAGTTGTCAAATAAACTCCGTTCTCCAATCCCATGATCCATTTTGCACCGTTACGGTCAACGGCTATAAGTGATAACTTGGCCTGTGCTAACAACTTCAACTCATTGCGAAGGGCTGCGGTTAGCTTAGGCAATACGATTGAAAGTTCGGTTTGATAAAATGTAGTACCATTTTCAACGCTCGAAGTTACTGTTTCAGTAAATTGAGCGGTGTTCATTGGCAATTCATATTTGTAAAACGAACCCGTTACGGTTGAAATTACCCCTGCGGTTTCAGAACCATAGGTAACATCACCAAAGTTTTCCAAGTAAACTTCTTTTAATCCACCAACGCTGTCTTTACAAGCGAGTGAATATCCTGCGGTTAGTGCGCAACTCATATCTTTTTTTCTTTATTTCAGTTCAAAAAAAAGGGTGGGCGATTTCACCCACCCCTTGGTTAATAGTTCAATCGTTCGATTAAGCAGTCATCATGAAACGACGGGTCTGATCAGGGAAAGCGATTTGAACGCCAGCCTTGAACTCGCACACGAAACGAACTTGGTCATTTTCCTTAGCGTAGAAAATTTCGAAACGCTCTTCTTCATTCAACAAGTCAGTACCAAAAACGAAGTGAGAAGTGCGACCTGCATAAAGGTCATATTGACCGTTCAATCCGTTAACTCCGTACAACTTGATGTTAGAACCTGGCAAAGTCAATTCGTAATTTTCAACTCCATTCAAGTAAGAAATGTTGAAGTAGTTTTCAGCAATCAAACCTTGCTTAATTGCAGTAAATACGTCGATACCGCAGAAAATAGCAACGTCGTCGTAACCTTTGATGTCAGCAGGAAGGTAAGTTTCAAACGTGTTCAACAACTTGATAGCGTTTGCTTGGTTTGATACCAATGTAGCGAAAGTAAGGTCAGTAGTCCACCCGTAATCAGAAGCGTTCAAATCGATACAATCGGTGCTTGGATTAGCAGTAGCGGCATCAGCAAAAATCTTTTGCAATCCAGTGATTGAACCTGAACCACCTGTACCTTGCCAAATAGCAGTTTCCAAGGTCTTCTGAATAGAAGCAACCTTTTGTTCAGCGTAAACTTGCTCGAATGGAATAGTTGTAGGACGTGAACCCGCAGTCAACTGCGTTTGCATCCAATACGCTTCCAAAGCCTTCGGGCACATTGCTTCATGAACCTTGGTGTGAACCGCAGTCAAGTTACGTTGTGTGAAATTGGTTGTGTTTCCTGAACCGTCAAAACCACAAGTATTGCCATAAGCAAAAGTAGTTGTAGTGTCTAACAAGTTCAAAGCAGAAACATACTTCACACCAACTTGTTTGTTGATCAAAGAAATGGTACGTGCGTTGAATAACGACTTGGTGATTAAGGGTAGGGTTTGTTGGTTAGTATATTGACTTAACCCATCTAAATTGTAACTCATTTTTGTTTATTTTAATGCGTTTAAAAGATTTGAAAATTTATCTGCTTGTTTGTTTTTTGGATTGATGTAGGTGAATGCAACAGGCTTTGAAACCTCGGCAGTTGGACGGCTTGCAACCTCTTCAACAACGGCACTCATGGCTTCGGTAGCTTTACCCATTCCATCCATGCGGGTCATCATATCAGCAATCATACCTTCCAACTTGGTGATACGCTCGCTCATTGATTCCATTTCTTTGGCGTGGTCGGGCATCATTTCAGCTTCAGCCATTTCCTCTTTCTTTTCGCCTGCTTCGATTTCTACTTCGATCTTTGGCTCGTCTTCGATAGGCATGATTTCAACGATCTTACCCGCTTCGGTTTTGATTTTAGCAACACCTACCAATTCATGCTCACCATCGGGAGCGGGAACGGCATTACCATCTCCGTCGATTACCATTACCTCCGCACCTACAACGATTTCACCGTTGATCGATACTTGACCACCACTTGCAAGGTCGTACATGGCGAACTCTTGGGCGGTTGTGGTAACTTCACTCGACATCAGATAGCTTTTAATTTTTAGCAATTCAGCTTTAATATCCATGTGATAAAAGTTTTATACTTATGAAATGGGAACGTAAAAAAAAGTGACAAAAAAATTATAACATCGCAAGGATTTCGTCAATCAAAATGACTTCCAAAGGCAGTTGCTTTGAGGCTTGGAAGGGAGCGTGAATGAAATCGCCTTCAACGCTGAACCCTTTAAACGTTCCGTCTTTAACTTGATTCCATACGTCTTCGTTGTTTACTTTATACGTTCCAAACCAAGTGCCTTCGGGGCAATCCTCGAAGCCTTTGGGGGTAACAATACCACGATCAGCGTCGGTAATAAACGATTCAATCATGAACACATCCTTAATCGGTGTTTTGTGTTCAGTGTTTACGTTGGAAATGTATTGGTTTTGCATGAACTTTTCCGCTATCTTTTTGATCGTTTCAGCGGTGTAAGTCACGTAGTATTCCCCAAACTTTTCGTCACGTCTGAAAATCATGGAATCAGGTATCATTAACGGCCCTGTGACCAACCTTTTCTCTTCGTTCGATGTGAACTTCATGCGATTGTTGAATGCGTGGAAATTACGCTCGATTGCGGGAGCGTTAACAAGTGCAACGAAGTCAACTCCCGTGCCTTCGTCATCGTTTACTACAAGCGAGTAAACGGGTAAATCATTGTAAGTATTCATATTTATTTTCCTAATGTTGCGGTTCTTTGTAATCTTTGTGAGCGTTTTTGTTTATCTGAAATGTCGGTTTCAAGTACATAGGTTCTAACTGAACCTTGTTGAAGGTTACCCTGTGCGTCTAATTGAAGTTGAGTGCTTCCGATCGTCGGTGTAGTTGTAGCCATTGCAGAAGGTGCGGTTGAAAGGTTAGGCATTGAACCAACTGGACCACCACCGCCACCACCCGGCACTTGAACTTTGTTGATTGAACGAACGGTGTTAAATCCATTGATACCGATTGTTGCAGCACTTGCGATTTTTACTGCCGTTCCAAATGGTTCGGGATACGGGTTCTTTGCTCTTAATACTTCGGAAATACCAAGGTACGTGTTAATCAAAGCTTGGGCGGTTGCGAGTGCTTTACCAGCTTTTGTTTCCTTCCCTAACGCATCTGATAAGCTACCAAATAAATCAGCAACGCCCTTGGTCAACGCCATCTTTCCTTGAAGTTGTGCGGTGTCTAATTGTTGGGTTGCTTCATTATATTGCTTTTGAGTAATCAATCCAGTTTTATACGCATTGTCTAAAATGGTTTTGATTTGATCATAGCTTTGAGAATAATCTTGACGTTGGATTTCAAGTTGCGCACGTTGTTGTTCTAATTGCTTATCCGCAATTTCCTTTTTCTTTAATGCGATTTGATCCGCTAATGCGGTGGTATCATTCCCGTATTTCTTTTCAATTTCAAGTTGCTTTTCAAGTTTCTCAATTTCTAAACTTTGTGTTTCTTGGTTATTCAGTTGAGCAGTTGCAATTAAATGAGCGTAATAGGCATCGTTTGACTTGATGCTATCATCAAATTCTTTTTTCCTACGTTCTTCTAAATCTTTTGCATCTTGTTCTTGCTTTTTCTTTAAATCAGCCTCGTCTTTTTCCTTTTTCTCCTTAGCTTTTTTTGCATCTGCTTCGGCTTTTTCCTTAGCTTTTTTATTGGCATCTGCAACGGCTTTTTGGTAATTAGCGTCAAGGATTAAACGCTTGTTATTTGCATCCGCAATTTCACTCACCAATTCTTTTAAACGTTTCTTTTCGTCCTCCGTTGCAGTTCCCGCTTTCTCTTTTGTTTTAAGTGCGCTTTGTTCAGCTTGTAAGTTCTTAATGCGTAAATCAGCAAGTTGCTTTTCGAGTAGATAGATTTCCTTTGTGCTTTTCCCTTGCGCTTTTGCTAATTCAATTTGCCTTTCGATTGCCTTTTCGCTTTCCTTCATCGCATCCTTCGTTTTATTGAAGGCATCCACCACTTGCTCGGCGTTATCTTTTGTCTTTGCCGTTGCTGCATCGTCAATCAACCCGAAAGAAATGGTGCTCAAAAAGTCACGCACCTTTGCAATGATACCATCAAATGGCTTCATAAGGTTTAGTACGACCTTCTTTACATCCTCAAAGTTTGCAATAAGAAAACCTAGCGCAGCAACCAAGGCACCAACACCGGTAGCGATCAATGCTTTCGAAAATCCTTTCGTTGCTTTCGTGCCGCCTTCCGTTGCTTTTTCATTCGCCTTTTGCGCTTTGCTCAAAAATGCTAACGAAAACGCGCTGTCTTTTTGAAGTATGTTTGTAATTGCAGTCACACCCTGGAGCAATGCCATTGCGCCTTGGGTTTTCTTGATGGCTTCCTCAACCGCTTTATTCTCTGAACCAAACAAAGCCATTGCACCTTGAGCAGCTGCAAACCCTCCCGCAATACCTTGCGCACCTTGAGCGAACGCATCCAATCGAAACGTATCGGATGACAAAGCCTTGATTGCATTCTTGGTATCCCCGATTTGGTCCTTAACCTCCCCCGCTCTTTGTTGCAATTTTTTGAAAGCTTCTGAACCAGTTTGTCCAGAAGTAGCCATCTTGTTCAACTCGTTTTCAATCGAGCGCAATTCCTGCTTTAAGTTTTTGAATTGCCCCGTGGCTTGGTCGGTTTCACTCTTAACTCGTAATACTATGTCCTTTTCTACGTCTGCCATTACTCTGTAATTAATTGTGGTTTAGGTTCGTCTGAAATGAAAGCACCTGTACCTCCCGTTAATTGGAAAACGGTTGGTTCAAATGGTGCTAAATCCAATACTTTTAAAAGTTCGATTGAGGTACTTTCGTCGCTATTTGCATCGTAATCATTGACCGATAGCAAGTAGAACAAAGTGCCGTTAATGTAAATCGGTTTGCGGAAGTCAAGGTTGAGAATATCAACTGCCGAAAGTTGTACAAATAACTTGACTTTCTTTGCGTCTTTGTTAGTGTATAGGTTGACATAATCCAACCAAAAGCGGTTGAATAGGTTGTTGTTGGTGTACCTATAAATCGCTCCGGTAGTTTCATCGGATTGATAGTACAACTCCCGTGGTATTCCAAAACACAAATCGGTTGTTGGATTGTACGGATTATCCAAAGTTCCCGCATAAGGGTAACTTGTATATTCATTACCCTCGAAAACAAATTCGGTATCGCTTGGAAATGGAATGTACTCGTGGTAAAGAATACGAAGGTTAGGGGTAACAGGCTTAACGTCTAATTCAACATCCCCACCGCTTGCACTTCCTTTATTATCCATGTCGTAATACCGTGCGTAAATGCGTGGGCTTGGAGAGAAGCCAACCATTACGCTATTGCCAAATCCAACGTCTTCGGATTGCTCACCATTGCTGAACTCATTTGAACTAATGTAGGTGCGTGAACCGTAACTCGATTGGTACGCACTTTGGTAACGCTTCTCAAAGAAACCGCCTGCATCCTTGTAACTGAACTTGTACGTCTTTGGGTTCATGTACCCACATGGCACTACTTCGTAACCTTTCTCAACGTCGTATAATGGAGTCCAGTCAAGGTAGTTTGAAGTATCGTAAAAGTCGGAAAACGGTTCGATGTATAGTTTCTTCGGATCGTACTTGTCAGGCATGATAAACAGGTTGAACATACGCACCAAGTACATAAGGAAATCGGATTGCTTTACCTTGGGTACAATCGTTTCGTTCATGTCCCAGTCATCCCCAGGTTGCATTTTTGGTGTGCCTTCAATTTGATTAAGCCAATAAGATTCATTATTTATTCGGGTTACATCGGTAACATTTTGGGTAATTAAATAAACTACATCGTATTGATCACCTGCACTTGCAGTATCTTGAAGG